GTGGCAGAGGACCCTATGGGCGGCGGCGCTGTGACGTGGGTGCTGCTGGCCACTTTGTGGGCGAATTTTCGCAACGTGTCGGGAAGCGAGGCCATCCGGAATGATGCGCCCGTCGGCGTAACAAAAGCGTCAGTACGCATTCGCTACCGTGAAGATATTGACCCTACGTGTCGCCTGATTCATCGCGGCACGACATACAACATCGAGTCAGTGTTGCCTGACCAGGTGGCGCGTGAGTACTGTGACCTGGTTTGCTCAACCGGGGCAAACGATGGCTAAGGGCGTAACAATCAAAGTCGAAGGTTTGAAGGCGCTAAGTGACCGCCTGAAGCTGCTGGACAAGGATATGTCAACAAAGATTGCCCGCGCTGCCACCGCCGCCGCTGCTGGCGTCATCAAAAAAATTGCAGTCCGAAAAGCCCCCGTCGCTGCGGAAGACTATGTGGTCGCGGGCAAAAAAGTGCCGAAAGGCAACGTGCCTAAAAACATCATTTCAAAACGCCTGGGCAAGACGGAAAGCGGCTTAACCAGCGAGCATATAGTGACCTTGAGAAGCAAGCGGAAATACGGTTACGCCGCCCGCATCGGATCGCTGAATGAATTCGGTACGGTCAAGATGGCCGCGCAGCCCTTCATGCGCCCGGCATGGGACGAAGGCAAGGATGCAGCCTTGCAGGCCATGGTCAAACGCGTCGAAGCCCGTCTCAAGAAAGCAGGCGTATGACGAAAGCCGATATTGCCACCGCCCTGGTTGCCAAGCTCAAACCGCTGGTGTCGGGCCGCGTGTACCGGCGCAAGTTCCCGCAGTCTCCAGCTTTGCCGGTGTGGCCGTCCATCCGATACACGTTTGTCAGCACCACGCCAGGCCAAGACCTGTGCGGCGACGGCGGCGAAGAGACCGCAGATTTCCGTGTGCAGATTGATGTGGTCATGTTGGAGTCAGCAGGCGAGACGGCGTTCTCGAATCTCTGCACTGCGGTCAAAACAGCGATGCAGGACTTCCGCCCGATCTGGGTGTGGGACTCTGACTTTGAAGACTACGACGCGGAGACGAAAACGAACCGTCTTTCGGTCGATTACATGGTCTATCTGTCCAGCCCGACATAGACCGCACCACTGATCACCAGCCGCCATCGGGCGGCTTTTTTGTTTCCGCCACCGCCCATACGGGCCACACTAACCAGCCGCTTCACGCGGCTTTTTTTACGTCCAAAGAAAGGCCACAACTATGTCTTCCGGGAAGCGCTTCAAATTCAATGGATCTACGATCCAAGTATCTGTCGGCACTGGCACTGCCAAGACCATTACCGACATCGACCAAGCCGACCCGGCGCTGGTCACCTCTGCTGCGCACGGCTTCACCCTGGGCCAAGCTATCCGCATCGCCGCTGTCGTCGGAATGACCGAGGTCAACGGCAAACTGTTTGTGGTGGACAACCCCGTTACCGGCGACTTCGAGCTGGCCGGCGTCGATTCCACTGGCTACAACGCCTACGTCAGCGGCGGCACTGCTACGCCTCTCACGTACTCAGCGTTCTGCGAGTTGACCGGCATTGACCAGCAAGACGGCACCAGCGACGAAATCGAAGTCACGACCGTATGCTCCACCGCCAAGGAGTTTGAAGTCGGCCTGTCGGACTCTGGCACCCTGACCCTGAATTACAACTACGCGCCCACGAGCGATGTGCAGGCCGCTTTCCGCGCAGCCAAGAAGGCCGGCGATGAGGTTGTGGTGCGCGTGGTCATGCCCAACAGTGGCGGCACGATCGTGATGATTGGCAAGGTGCAGCAGTCCAGCTTCAGCGGCTCGAATGGCACCGTGTACACCGGCAATACGCAGCTCAAGCTGACCGGTGAAATCTTCGTGCTGGGGGCCTGATGAGCAAAGCAGAGCTGCGCGCGCGCATCCTGGCCACGGCCAACCCGAAGCCCTTCCCGCTCGACATTGAAGAGTGGGGTGACGTGTATGTCAAGCCACTGCTGGTGGGCGAGTTGGAGCAGATCGGTGAAGACGTTGACCCCAAGCTGCGCACCGCGCGTGGAGTCGCACGGGTGCTTTGCGACAAAAACGGCGAGCTGATCTTCGATCCCACCAGCACGCAAGACCTGTTCCTCATCAACGGCCTGCGCTCCGACTCTTTGAACAAGATTCAAGAAGCCATGGAGAAGGTCAACCCGCGATCCGATGAGGCGGTGATTGACTTGGGAAACGTCTCACTGCCAGGGACCGATTCAAGCTCGACTTAGCGGAATCCCTGGGCGTCCCCCTGTCGGCAATCGACGGGATGACGCACTACGAATTCACGCTCTGGATGACGCGCGGCCCCTTGTGGCCGCGCAGGCTTGAACTGCTGCTGATGCAGCTCACCAACACGCTGGCGCAAGTCAACGGAAACAAAACCACCATGCACGACTTCGACTTGTTCACGCAGCGACGCGCCGCTGAATTGAGCGACGCCGCGCAGACTATCAGCAGCATTGCCGGCGCGGGCGTGCGCAAGCTGGGACAGGGGCGGAAGAATGGCTAACAACATCGGATCGCTGCGCGTCAGCCTGGGGCTTGACGCCGCAGAGTTCACCGCTGGGCTGACTAAGTCCGAGTACCAGGCGCGAAAGTTCGGCGAAACGCTGGGCGGCGGCATCCGATCCGCCGCTGGGTTGGCAGCGGGCGCTCTAGCGGCTGTCGGGCTGTCTGCTGCGGGGGCTGTCGCTGGCTTTCAGGCGCTGATCAATGGCGCGGGCGACTTCCAAGACCTTGCAGAAAAGACCGGAGCCAGCGCCGAGGGATTGGCGTCGTTCGGTGTTGCTGCAGGCACTGCGGGAACGACCGTTGCGGCCATCGCGGAAGCGTCGAACAAGCTCACCAAGAACCTGATCGGCGTAGATGACGAATCCAAGGCTGCAGGGGCCGCGATTGCCGCGCTAGGCCTCAATCTCAAGGAGTTCAAAGAACTCTCACCAGAGGCCCGTATAGAGGCCATGAGCAAGGCTCTTGCAGGCTTCGAGGACGGCCCGAATAAAGCGGCAGTGGCAATGGCCCTGCTGGGCAAGTCCGGGGCAGAGCTTCTGCCATTCCTCAAGACGCTGGAAGAGCAGGGCGGGCGGCAGATCATTCTGACCCAGCAACAGATCGAACTTGCGGACGAATACGCGGACAAGCAGGCTAAGGCAAAGGCAGAGCTGCAGCAATACGCACAGGCGCTTGCCACCGAGGCATTGCCGTCAATCACTGCGTTTACGGGGGCGCTCACGGACACCGCCAAGGAGATGCTTGGCGTTGGCAAAGGTGCTGCCGATCTCAAGAACAACACGGGCGTCGCTGATTTCGCCGACGGCGCAGTGCGAGCGCTCGGGTTTATCGTAGATGCAGGCGATGGTGTTGTTCGAGTTTTCAGCGCTATCGGGAAGACGGTCGGGGCAGCTGCGGCCCAGGCCTCGGCTGTGGCTGGAGGCGAATTCAAGCAGGCCCTGAACATCGGACAGCAATGGCAGCAGGATATGGCTGAAATAGCCAACCGAGGGCTGTTCAGCGACAAACTGAACGCTCGGCTGGCCGCCGCTCGATCTGTGGGTGGTGCTTCTGATGCTGCTGCACCGCGTAAGGCGCTGCAGTTTTCAGGGGCTGCAAAACCGTCGGGTGGCGGCGCAGGCGATTCTGCGGTCAAGAAGATGCTTGACAACCAGCTCAAGGCGTACGAGAACGCCATCAAGGAGGAAGACGAACTCCTGAGCGCTCGGAATCACATGCTCGACCTGTACAACAGTGAGAACATGATCGCCACGCGCGAATACTTCGCCAGCAAGCAGGCCGCGCTCGACCAAGCTACCACTGCAGCGGTGGCGGCGTATGACAAGGAAATCGCCGCGCTGGAAGCGTACAAGGCCAGCGTCAACAAGCCCGCCGACGTAGAGGCAGCGCAAGGCAAGATCAACGATCTGTACGAAAAGCGCGAAAGCCGCATCCGTGCTGCAGAGCGCGCATCAATCGACCTCGGATTCGCCGAAAGCAAGGCCGCCCAAGCCCTGATCGGGCAAATGGCATCCGTCAACGCGGAAATCTTGGAGTTGACCGGCAACCTGTCGGCGGCGTCCAAGATTCGGCTTGATGAGCAATACAAGGACTTGATCGGCCGACTCACCGCGAACGGCGACACAGCCGGAATCGAGCAGGTCAACAAACTCAAGGGCCTAAAGACTGCCCGCATAGAGTACAACGCAGAGCAAGAGAGGTCCGCGCAGATTCTGGGTTTCCTGCAAGTCCAGGAAGACCGGATCGCCATTGCGCAGCAACTTGGGGCGGACACCGAATTCGGCTCTATGTTGAAGCTGGGTGAAGCGCGTCGCGCGACTTTGATGCAGCTTGAATCCGTTGTCTTGGCTCAAGAGGCCATCGCAAAAGCGTCGGGTAATCCTGCACTCATCCTGCAAGCCGAACAAGCCCGTGTGGCCTGGGAAAAGCTGGCCGCCACGGTTGACCCGCTGGCGAACAAGCTGAATTCAGCCATCGATGAAGCGGCAGGCCAGGCCTTTGCCGACTACATCAGCGGAGCCAAGTCTGCAAAAGACGCTGTTAACGACTTCGGCAAAAGCGTGTTCAACGAGATCAATGGGCTTGTGTCCAAGCAACTTGGCAAGCAGTTGGTGGAATCCCTTTTTGGCGATGTCTCCAAGGGCGGCGGCGCTGGTGGGTTCCTATCCCAATTGTTCGGCACAAGCGGCGCGACTGCTGGCGGCGGGGCGGGCGGTCTGTTCTCGGGGCTGGGTGGGTTCTTCTCGAACCTCTTTGGCTTTGCTGGCGGCGGCATTGCTGCGCCGGGATCGCTGCACCGCGTGAACGAGAACGGCCCCGAGATGCTGGACTACCAGGGCAAGCAGTTCCTGATGATGGGCGCGGGTAGCGGCAAGGTCACGTCCAATCGGGCGATGGGCGGCGCGTCCTCTCCAGTCATCAACATCACCGTGCCCGGCAATGTGGATCGTCGCACTGCAGAGCAAGTGGCCGCTAAGGTCAGCTCTGCCATGAACCGCGCCATGGCCAGGGGGACAGCATGAGTTTCTTTGAAGAGCGATTCCCATCGTGCATCAAGTTTGGCGTGACGGGTGGCCCACGCTTTAGCACAAGCAAGGCGACCTCACAAAATGGCTTCACTTCAAAGCAACGGAATTGGCTCTATCCGCTGCAGTCGTACCAGGC